TCTCTTTATAAGTAGGTATTCTTCCTACTATATCTAAATATGCTCTTCTTACAAATACAAAGCTTGAAGCTACCATTGGCATTTCAACCTTTTTATTAATCAGGTCTTTAGCAATAATTTCGTCAATCTTTAAACTATGATTAACCTCCTTTGAAAATAAGCTTGTAGCTAAAGCCAAAAATATTATTCCCCATTTAATAACCATAAGGTTATTTATAAAAAAGCCGGGGTATTAATACCCCGGCTTTGATTCTTTTTTTACTTGCTGTAATACAAACTTCTTTCTAAATCTCTGTATCTCTTATCAGAATGCCAAATCTCTTCTAATTGAGGTGTATAAACACCTTCTTTAGTTTTAATCGTCGTTCCTGGAGACAAGGTTAGCGTAGAGGGTTGATATATGTTCAAGGTGCTGCTTTTCAGCGATGAGCTGCTGCTGCAAGAGGTCAGCCCGCTCAGTAGCAGCGCTGTTGCGCTTATCACGTAAAGTTTCGATCTCATTGATTATGTTTTGTTGCTTATTTCTAGACTTTTCAGTTATATCATAATAAAATGCTTTATTGCGCAATTGCAAATAAGCATTTAACGCAGACAGCACCGTTTTTATTAAGCCCATTAATCAAAAAGACGTTTTACTTTTCGCCTTTGTCCTTAGCCTTACCAATATTAAGAGCAAGGAGGTCAATGACACCATAAACCTTTGCAAGAATAGTTCCCTTCTTTGGTGTAGGTGTAATAGCGGCAATAGAGGATGCAAGTGCAACAGTTGCAGCTAAAACTCCAAACCATGGTTGGTCTTGGATAAATGTAATTACTAATTCCGTCATATTTTTTTATTGTTTTAGTTTAATTTGACAGCCACGTTGACCGCCTACAAATTTATTTATACGTATATTCAGTTTAAAGAAATTGTTTTTATAAATACGCTTAATGTTGGTTTTTGAGTTATTTCGGGTCTTATTTTGTATTTTCATAGCAAAATAACAATTTTGTTATTTACATTAGAGATATTTGTGTGTATAATACTCTCATGAAGAATAAACGATCTAAGAAGTTTCTTAAATCTGGAATGGTTGCCGCTCCTGATTGTAAGTTCACTGGACAAGAACCAACTTGGCATAATTGTCCTAAAGAAAAATACGATGATAAGTTTTCTAAGTGTTTAAATTTTTACAATTACTATCTTGATCGTGATGACTATATTCCTATTATTCAGGAGTACATGAAAAACAATTCTTATCCAGACAGTGATATTTCTGTTATTCCTCATGTACCAAAAACAAGTTATATTCTTAACATTACCGGAAAGCTTTGTCGATGCTTCAACATGGGAATGCCAAAGTTTGGTAGATATCCTGATAAGACAAAAGAAAATATTGGAAATCTTATTTCAGAAGCTAAACGCGAAATGTTTTTTAAGAAGAATGATTCTGTACAAAAAGCAAAGGTTTCTAAAAAACCAAATGTGCACACTATCATGACGGAAAAGGTCCGTACCAGTATATTGTGTGAACTAGAAGAAATGCTAGATGTGTGGATAGAGGCTAAAGCAAAAATTAAAAAGCTACCTATTGCCTCTATGTTAAGAGGTGAAAACATTCCTGTTTCATTTGTTGGTCCTATAAAACAATGGCTAGAAAGACATAAAAATGATTATACTGATGCGTACGAAAAAAGGTGTCCTGATATGGTTGAAGGTTTTTCGTATCTTTCTAAACCGCAACTAAGGAACCGCATAAAAGCAATTGATGAAATGCTAAACGAAATTGTGCTTTACAAATCATCTAAAAAAGCAGCACGTAAACCTCGTACCAAAAAACCAAAGTCAGCGGATAAACAGGTTTCTAGATTAAATTATCTAAACGAATCAGAAGAATATTGTATGCAATCGTGTGATCCTACTCGTATTGTTGGTGCTCAAAAGTTCTTCATGTTTAATACAAAATACCGAAAGATGACAGTGTTCGTATCTTTAGGCCGTGACGGATTTACCGTTCAAGGCAGCACTCTAAAGGGGTTTGACGAATCCCAATCCTATTCACTCACACTAAGAAAACCAAAAGAAATTTTGCCAATTCTTTCTGCAAAAACAGAACGACAAATTGACAAAGAACTTTCTAAAATAACAACAAAAAGAAAGCCGGCCAATGGTCGAATCAACAAAGATACAATACTAATTAGAACAATATGAGTAAAGAAAAAATCATAATTAAACCTGCTATAACAAAAGATCAATTACGATTAGATGTAGAAAAGCTTGTACACGGAGACGGAATGTCTTATACAGAAGCAATTATCGAAATCTGCGAACAAAAAGAAATTGATCCAGAAGATATAGCTAAACTTGTAAAAGGTCCTCTCAAAAGTAAGCTTGAAGTTGAGGCTATGGATAGAAATATCATTAAAAGAACAACAACAACATTGTATTAAGTTATAAAAGAACAACAACATTGTAAATGGAAACACTGAATAACGGCTATCAAGCATACCAAATTTACCAATCATTAAAACTCCATTTTACAACAGAATATGATGCGGTAAAATACAACTATAAGACTTCTGTAAAACAAATTAGTTTTGAAAGACGTAGAGACCGTTATTTTTTTGAAAAGCTTTCAAGGCGTTTTAGTAGAGATGAGCTTATACAATATTTTACTGCAAACTTAATTGAAAATCAAAAGGTCTGGATCGGAGATATGTCAGACGAAATCTATTCTGCCTATGTAGCACGATATGATAAACTCACATATATGTTCGAAGAAGACGTTAAATTCCTATATAATAAAGGGTACACATTCGACCAATTGTGTTCAACAACTGAAGACTACTCGGTAAATCCTCTTTTAGAGGCTCTCAGATCACGTGAGATTCATCCTGAGACAGTATTGTTATTGGACATACTCGTTAACTTTCTTAACCGCCTGAGGGCCACTATAAGTGATCCATTAGGTATAAATAAAGAAACGATCGATATGCTTATTAAGTATAAGTCGATCATGCTGCAAAAGCCATTGCCAAAAAATAAAATCAAAGGTAAATTACTTTTATTGTTTACATCTTGAGTAAAATATGGTAGTATAGCTTATGTCAGTCAAAAACAAACATACACTGTAAATACAAAAAAATACTATGTCATTCGAAAAACTAAAACAAAATCGCGATAGTGCGATTTCAAAACTCGTGTCAGCTGCTGATTCAAGCAGCGAAAAGAAAACCTACGGCGATGACCGTATCTGGAAACCAACTGTTGATAAAGCAGGTAATGGTTATGCCGTCCTTCGATTCTTGCCTGCCGGTAGTGGTGAAGACCTACCATGGGTACGCTACTGGGATCACGGATTCAAAGGATCAACTGGTCGTTGGTATATCGAGAAGTCATTGACTTCCATCGGCCAACCAGATCCAGTTTCTGAATTGAACTCACAGCTCTGGAATACAGGCCGTGATGAAGATAAAGAACTTGCTAGGTTGCGTAAGCGTCGACTCCATCACGTTTCAAACGTGCTAGTCGTTTCCGATTCGGGTAATCCAGAAAATGAAGGAAAGGTTTTCCTTTATGAGTATGGTAAAAAAATCATGGATAAAATTATGGATGTTATGCAACCACAATTCCAAGATGAAACACCAATCAATCCCTTTGATTTCTGGTCTGGTGCTAACTTCAAGCTAAAGATTCGTAATGTAGAAGGTTATCGCAACTATGATAAGTCTGAGTTTGATAGCTCGTCTTCTCTGTTCGATGGTGATGAAGCTCAGCTCGAAGAGGTGTACAATAAGCTCCACAAACTAAGTGAGTTTACTGATCCAGAAAACTACAAGTCATACAGTGACCTTAAGCGCAAGTTGTTTGAGGTAATTGGTGAAGCCGAAGTAGCTACTGGTCTTTCAACTGAACAGCAGGTAGAACTTAACACTGTTAAGGAAGCTCCTGTCATGAATAGTGCGGAAAGCGAAGCTCCTGTAGAAGCATCTAATGATACTACTTAAGAAGGTGAAGAAGGAGATACTCTCAGCTATTTTGCCAAATTGGCATCTAGCTAAACCATATAAAATAATGAAAAACAAACTAATAACACTAATTGCTGTATCTCTCACACTGGGAGTTTGTGCAGCTGACCATCATAGTAAAGATGGAAAACATAAAGCAAAACCTGCAAAGGTCGATGGAAAGCGTAAGCTTCCTCCTAATATGGCTAAGTTCGATAAGAACAAAGATGGAAAACTTTGTGAAGCCGAACGTAAAGTTGCAGCAGCTGCTAGAATGAAAATGCTTATCAAGAAATTTGATAAAGATGGCGATGGTAAGTTGAATTCGGAAGAGCGTAGAGCAGCGATTGCGGCTACTGAAGCTATGAAAAAACGCAAAGGTAAAGGTAAGAAAAAACCAGGACCGAAAGGTGCTAAAAAACCTACTCCT